AGCCTCTGAGCCAGAATACGAAGATGCCCAAGCCGAGGTAGATGAACCCGAAGCCGAAGCGGATGAGTATGACGGCGAAGATGTTGAGGACGACACTGAGGAAAGTGACGAGCCAGAGCAACCCGAAGTCTATACCGTCAAAGTGGATGGTAATGAATACGAGGTGACGCTTGATGAACTCAGATCAGGATACAGCCGTCAACAGCATTTTACAAAGCGTAGTCAGGAACTCGCCGAGCAACGCAAAGCCTTTGAACAAGAGGCCGCCGAGACAAAGCAGTACCGTGATTACTACGCTCAACAGCTTGAGCAATTAAGCAACCAACTCCAGCAGACAATTCCTAGTGAACCTGACTGGACGGCACTAGCACAGCAATATGAAGCTAAAGAGCTTTTTGCTATGAAGGCCGAGTACGACAAACGCCAACAAGAAGTGGCGCGAGTTGAACAAGAGCGAGAGCGCATCGCTCAACAGCAACAGGCTGAAGCACAGCAACAGATGCAACAGCATCTGGTGGCACAGAAGACCGAAATGTTGGAGCGTATCCCAGCATGGAAGGATGAAGGCCGCAGAAACAAAGAGCGTCTTGATGTCATTAAATATGCACAGGACGTTGTGGGCTTCAGTGAACAAGAGATTGCAAATGCGTCTGACGCGAGGGCAATCGAGTTGCTGTATAAGGCATGGCAGTACGACAAGCTCCAGAAGGATGCCCCTGCTGTCAAGAAGAAAGTCCAAAGCGCACCAAAGGTTGCTAAAGGCGGTCAGCCAAAGACCAAGGCTCAAGTTAAAACTCGTCAACGCCGTGACGCTATGAATAAACTTACGAAGACTAAGTCTATTGATGCGGCGGTGGATTTTTTAATGTCTGGTCGTTAACAGGAGATTACTACTATGACCACTTTTACCACAACTGACGCCATTGGTGAGCGCGAACAGCTTGCTGATGTCATTTATCGCATTGACCCAGATGAAACTCCAATTTTCTCTGCGGTTAAAAAATCAACTGGCAATGGAATCTTCCTTGAGTGGCAAATTCAAGAATTGGCGGCCGCAAGTGCTACCAATTTTGCAACTGAGGGAGCAGACGCATCGATTGCCGCCGCAACACCAACTGTTCGCGCTGGTAACTATATGCAAATCTCACAGAAGGCTTATGCCATCTCAAACACACTTGAGCAGGTAGACAAAGCTGGCCGTGAGCGTGAAAGTCAGTACCAGCGAGTGTTAAAATCACTTGAGCTTCGCCGCGATATCGAGAAAGCTATCGGCGACACTAACGTAGCTCGTTCTGGCTCTGACCCTCGTAAATCAGCATCGCTGATGACTTGGATCACCAACGGCTCTGTTGGCACTGGTTCAGCCTTCTCTGCTGGTCTGGGTACTGATGCCGTGACTGTTGGTACAGCCGCTTCTCGTGGTCTGTCACTGGCACTCATCGAAGACGGTATGCAGGACGCATGGACGGACGGTGGTTCACCAGAACTTATGGTGACATCAGCCGCCAACCGCGCTGTGTTCTCCGACTTGTCAGCTTCAAGCAACTTGGTAAGCAACCAAGTGAACATGACCAAAGCAAAGGAAACCACCTATGTTGGCTCAACATCTGTGTTCCTGACTGACTTTGGCACGATTGAAGTAGCACCTAGCCGCTTCATGAGCAACGACAAGTTGTTCTTGATCGATCCTAGCTTTGTTGAAGTCGCCACCTTGAATGGCCGTAATTTCGCAGAAAACGAAATTGCCGCAACTGGTGACGCTGAGAAGTATCAGATCGTTTGCGAATGGACACTCAAGCCACTCGCCCCGAAGGCACACGCCGCTGTGCTTGACCTAGACGGCACAGCCGCCTAACTAATCTATGAGAGGGGCGGTTCGCCGCCCCTTTCTTTTGAGAATGAGAATAATTATCATTATCATTGGCATAGGTGAGAGATGAAACGCCCCCTGATTACTGACCCCAAAACAGGTAAGACAGTCTGGCTACAAAGCGACACTGAAGGCGATCACATTGTTACTGAGCAACGGTTTGACCCACTGCTCAAGATCAACAAACAGATGAACGATGACTGGCAGTATGGCCAGATGCGTGGAACGCAGAAGCACATGGCGCACATTGCCGAAATACCCAATGTATTGTATCATCACCTCTTGAAGACGCTGGGCAAGCCTAGCGAAAACCCAAAGGCGTGGAAGCAGTGGCTCAACGACAGTGAGAACCGCGCTTTTAGAACTGGTGGCGGCAACATATGAGCATTGGCACATACTCAGAGCTAAAGACATCTATTGCCAACTTTTTGGCAAGGGATGACCTGACGGCGCAGATACCTGACTTTATCCAACTTGCTGAAGGTCGGATGTCACGCGAGTTAGAGACACGCGAACAGGAAAAGCGGTCAACGGCTACACTAACGGCTGGCGATGAGTACATTGCCCTACCCACAGATATGCGTGAGGTGCGTGAGGTTAAGTTAAACACCACACCGATTACCGTTCTCAGCTATCACAGCCCAGTGTCTCTGGACACGAGTTACCCCGACTCTGCCACTGGCAAGCCTCTGGGCTTCAGCATCATTGGGCGCGAGATGAAACTGCGTCCCATCCCAGACAGTGCATATACCGCAGAAATCGTGTATATTGGGTCGTTAACGGCAATCAGCGATAGCAACACGCCAACGCTATTCCTGAGATCGCCTGACTTGTACTTGTACGGCGCATTAGCAGAAGCCTATGCGTATTTGCTCGATGAGCAGAGAGCCGCGCAGTATGATCAGAAGTTCAGCCGTGGCATGGAAGAGGTCAGACGAGATGAGGAACGCGCCCATTATGGTTCTGGGTCATTGTTTATCAAGTCTATTTACAGCAAGCAAAATGCGAGTTTGGAGTAAAACATGAGCGCAATGTCAGACTATCTTGAGAATAAGGTGCTTGACCACATTCTCGCCACAACTACCTACACAGCACCAGCCACGGTGTATGTCGGGCTATCAACAGGATCATTTGCCGATGACAATTCAGGCACTGAGCTTTCTGGCTCTGTGTATGGACGAGTAGCGGCCAGCTTCGGCGCGGCGGCATCAGGCACAGCCAGCAATGATGCGGCTGTTGAGTTTTCTGCCGCGACAGGTGACTGGGGTACAGTTAGCCACTTTGGTATCTTTGATGCTAGTACAGCAGGTAACCTACTGATCCACGGTTCGTTCACAGCGTCTAAGGTTATCGCTAACGGCGACATCCTGCGTATTCAGACAGGTGATCTGGACGTATCAGCCGACTAAGGGGGTAGGGCATGGCCACCCTTGAAGAATTAGATAGCTGGGGGACAATGGATGCTCTGGATGGCTTTGGCAATCTTGAGCAGTTAGACAACCTTAGTTTCACAGATGCTATTGCAACCGCTTCAATGGTGGCTACAACGTCATCTGTGGCGGTTAAGCTAAGAACCATAGCATCATCTGTTAGCGCGGCTATAACAGCCCTTAACGCCGCCACAAGGATAAGAACGAACAGCGCGTCAGTCACAGGTGCGGCATCCTTCTCAGCCGTTATAACACCTGTTAGAACAGTATCGGCTTCTGTCTCTGCGGCAATAACAGAAACTTCGTCCGCAATAAGAGTTAGGTTACAGGACGCAGTAGCGTCTATTAGTGTGACTGCGACAGCTATCGGTAGATTTGTTACTAATGCCCAAGCCACACCAAGTCTCGCTATAACAGCATCTAGCGGCGTTAACGCTACTTTTGTGAATGGCGGCACAGCATCTGGTGCTTTTACAGCAACGATGACTGCGGCTATACTTGGCGAGGAATGGTCGGATGCGGCTATTGGTGACGAGGAGTGGACGGCCATAGGCGTTGGCTCTGAGGTTTGGTCTGACATATCTGTTGGCAATGAGGTTTGGTTAGTGCAATGATTACTTTTGGTGAATGGCTACCTGATCAGCCAGATATGAACAACGCTATTGTGACGGCTAACAACGTTATCCCTGCGGCTAACGGCTATCGCTCTTTGCCGTCATTTACCCAGTTATCAACCTCTGCGAGCAGTACGCTTTTAGGCATCTATTCGGCGAAGGCTGATGATGCGACTATCAGTTTGTTTGCTGGTGATGCCACTCGCCTGTATGAGTTTAACACAGGCACTAGCGGTCTTGATGATGTCTCTAACGGCACTTATACCCTAGAGGGCGCGGAGCGTTGGCGTTTTGTGCAGTATGGCAATGATGTTCTTGTGGCTGGCGGCACAGGTGAGGCTATCCAGAAATGGACGCTAGGAACATCAACACAGTTTGCGGTGCTTTCCACAGCCGCGCCAAAGGCTGACTATATCGCCGTTGTTCGTGACTTTGTGTTCACAGGCAATATTGACGAGGGTTCTGGGCGTAAGCCGTACCGTGTCAAGTGGTCTGGCTTTGATAGCGCAACCGACTGGGTCGCTGGCACTAATCAGTCTGACTATCAAGACATCCCAGATGCAGGTGCTATACAGGGCATAGTTGGAGGTGAATTTGCCACCATCTTTATGGAAAAGGCTATTGTTCGCGCCACTTACACTGGGTTGCCGCTAGTGTTTCAGTTTGACAAGGTTGAGCCTAATCGTGGCTGTAAGATATCAGGCTCTATCTGTAATATTGGTCAGCTATCGTTCTATTATTCTGACTCCGGCTTTTATATGTGGGATGGTCAACA